AAGGATTATTTAAGAAAAAATAATGATGGAAAAAGTCATAACGCTGTTAGTGGGATTACTAATGGCTCTTGGTGGGTGGACACTTACAAGAACTTTTGATTTATCTACAAAACAAGTTGTTAATACAGAAAAAGTTGACAAACTAGAAAGACAAGTAGAGAAATTGATGGACCAATTGGCTGATATGAAAGACCTTGATGAAGAAATCATGGAACAACATGAAGATTTTATAAAAGCTTTAGAAGGGTCTACTAAAAAATATAATTACTGATGATCACACCAGAAAAATTAACATCGTGGAGAATATTTCCACGCTTATTAATCACACTTTACGGATTTGCTTTTTATAGAACAACAGAGTGGTTCATGGCGTTACCTGACCCAACAAATGCACAATCAGCATTTGTATCGGTTATAGTAGGTGCTGGAGCCGCATGGTTTGGACTGTATGTAGGTGGGACAAGACAATCTAAAGCGGAAAAGAAAGAAGAGGCTTGATAAAATTTGAAATTTAGTGTATAATGCGCGTGAATGAAAGATGAAACCGCTATTTATCTAATCTTAAAGAAGATTAGAGAGCGCAAGGAACAGTTAAAAAATATTATCGCCAATGGCATTCACAGCTTTGACGAATACAACAAGACAGTTGGTGAGTATAAAGGCTATAATATAATGGAACAGGAAATACAGGACCTGCAGAAAAAAGAAGATGGAGATACCTAAAAGAAAATTTGCCCTCGAAGAAAAAGATTTATCAATAGAGGCGGATAAAAATAACAAGGTGGCGGAAGACAAAGAGAACCGCTTTCTTAAAAAAATTCAAGAAGAAGCAACTGATAATATAAAACATCTACCTACCGATAAGGTATTAGATCGTTTGCCTGACCCCACAGGATGGAGGCTTCTTATTCTCCCATATAAGGGACAAGGAAAGACAAAGGGTGGCATAATATTGTCCGATGAGACAATCGAGGAGAGGGGATATTCAACCGTTACTGGTTTAGTCCTGAAAGTTGGACCTGATGCCTATAAAGATAAAGAGAGATTTCCGGACGGACCGTGGTGCAAGAAAAATGACTGGATTATATTTGGTCGTTACGCCGGGTCCCGTTTTGGAATAGAGGGTGGTGAAGTGAGAATACTAAATGATGACGAGATAATAGCTGTGGTAAAAGACCCAGAGGATATCTTGCAGTTTAGATAAACAGGAGTAAATTATGCCTGCAGAAACCACTATACAAACACAAGCAGAGGTGGAAGAAAATATGGTTGACCTTCCTGCAGAAGGGGAATCCATTGATGTTGAGTTACCGAAAAAGATTGAAAAAACCATAAATCCTGATCCTGAACCGGAAGCAGTTGAAACGGAAGTTAAAACCGAAACTGCGTCCACTGAGGAAATGGATGATTACGGGAGAAAAGTACAGTCCCGTATAGACAAATTAACTAAAAGATTACGTGAATCTGAAAGACGCGAAGCGGCTGCAATACAGTTTGCGCAAGGTGTGCAATCTGAACAGCAAAAGCTGCAAGGAAAGGTTAAATCACTTGATACTGGGTATTTAACTGAATTTTCAACGCGTGTTGAAGCGGAAACGGCTGAAACTAAAAAAGCTTTAAAAACTGCTTTGGATGCTGGTGATATTGATCAGCAGGTTGAAGCTAATCAAAAATTAGCGCGTTTAGCAATTGAGCATGAACGCGTAAAAGCGACTCAGGCTCAAAGAGAGAGATTAAAAAAGGAAATGGAGGCACGTGGAATTGACCCAAATCAGCCACAAATGCCACAACAACCCATTCAACGGCCACAACAGCCACCTCCTCCACCGGATCCAAAGGCGGAAGATTGGGCTTCAAAGAATACGTGGTTCGGGGAAGATGAACCAATGACCTTGACATCCTTCTCAATTCATCGTAAACTAATGGAAGAAGGATTTGACCCGAGCTCCGATATGTACTATAATGAAATAGACAAACGGATGAAGGACACTTTCCCTCATAAGTTTGAACAAAGTTCAACGCCGACTCAAACGGTTGCCTCTGCTAATAGAGGTGGACCAATCAGGCGCAAAGGCACAGTGAGACTCACACCATCACAGGTAGCCATATCAAAAAAACTAGGTGTGCCACTAAGCGAATATGCGAAGTACGTGAAGGAGTAGGCATATGGAAAATAAAAAACAAAATAAACTACCATCACGCGAGTCTGAAACCCGAGCTAAAACCGAGCGAAGGAAACCATGGACTCCACCATCACAACTAGACGCACCACCTGCACCAGCTGGATTTGTCCATCGCTGGATAAGGGCCGAATCTGTAGGACAGATGGATCAAAAAAATGTATCCGCTAGACTACGCGAAGGATGGGAATTTGTCAGAGCTGACGAATATCCTGATGTTTCATGGCCTGCAATTGATTCAGGTAGATATAATGGTGTTATAGCTGTTGGAGGTTTAATGCTAGCAAGGATTCCGAAGGAAACCGTTGAAGAGCGTTCAAAATATTTTGCACAAGTTACGCAAGATAAAGATGATGCAATTGCAAACGATCCTTTGAAGGACCAACATCCTAGCATGCCTATCTCAAATGAGAGAAGCTCTCGCGTAACCTTTGGTGGCGGTAAGAAGAACTAGTTTTTTCTCCACATAAGTTGCACAAAATTGACACACTCATGAGGGGTGTGTTGAATTTATTAACATGAGGATAAAATCATGGCTAACATTGATGCGGCCTTTGGGTACAGACCTATTGGGAAAGTTGGCAGTGGCGTTAATAATGCAGGGACTACCCTGTACACTATCGAAGACAATTACGGAACATCTATTTATAAAGGTGACCACGTAATGCAGTCTGGAGGTTATGTAATTGCTGGAACGGCTTCCGGCGCTACTAACCTTGGTGTTTTTAACGGTTGCTTCTATATTGACCCAACTAGTAAAAAACCTACATGGTCGAATTACTATGCTCAGACAAATGTAACCGCTACTGGTTCCATTTCTGGGTCAACTAATATCGATGCATACATCTATGATGATCCGTACACTCTTTTTGAGGCTCAATGTGATGGCACTATAGCTAAAACAGATATTGGTAAAAATACTGATTCTGTGCTTGGTACTTCTAGCACTGTTAATGGTCTGTCTGTGACAGAAATTGACGATGGTACAGAAGCTACTACAGCTGGCTTGCAGGTCAAAATTATTGGGATTACAAAAGATCCAGAAAATGACGATGCTTCCAGTGCGAATTCAAACTGGTACGTAATGTGGAATGAACACGTTAAGTTAGGCACCGGCATTACTGGTACGTAATAGTTAGGAGAAGGTAAATGGCAATTTCAAGAATGCAATTGGTCAAAGAACTCGAACCTGGCTTGAACGCTTTGTTCGGATTAGAGTATGACCGATACGAAAACCAGCACACAGAAATTTTCGATTCTGAAAGTTCTGATCGTGCTTTCGAGGAAGAAGTAATGTTAGGTGGGTTTGGTAATGCAGAAGTAAAACCGGAAGGATCCGGCGTTGTATATGAATCAGCGCAAGAAACTTTCACTGCTCGCTACACTCACGAAACTATTGCTTTGGCTTTCTCATTAACTGAAGAAGCTGTAGAGGATAATCTTTACGACAAAATCAGTACTCGATACACAAAAGCATTGGCACGTTCAATGGCTAACACTAAACAGATTAAAGCTGCTAACGTTCTTAACAGAGCGTTCAACAGTTCTTATCTTGGTGGTGATGATAAGGAGCTTTGTGCTACTGATCACACTACTCTTGGTGCTGACCAAAAGAACGAATTGTCAACTGCTGCTGACTTGAACGAAACTTCGCTTGAGCAAGCAATGATCGATATTGCTGGTATGAAGGACGAAAGAGGAATGAAAATTGCTCTTCGTGGAATGAAAATGATCATTCCTGTAAATCTTCAATTTACAGCTGAAAGGTTGATGAAATCTGCAGGTAGAGTAGGAACTGCTGACAATGATATCAACGCAATCAAATCAATGGGAATGGTTCCACAAGGTTATGTGGTTAACAATTTCTTAACTGATACTGATGCTTGGTTCTTGAAAACAGACGCTCCTAATGGACTGAAAATGTTCACTAGGGCTCCTATTAGAACTGCTATGGAAGGCGACTTCGATACTGGAAACGTTAGATATAAAGCAAGAGAAAGATACAGCTTCGGCTGGTCTGACTGGCGTGGAGTATTTGGCTCTCCAGGAGCTTAATTAATTTAAGTGGGGGAAATAATTTCCCCCACTTATACCCTAGCATTAATTAGTTATGTAGACTGGCTAGGCAGACGGTATAAAGACTACATGACGAAAGGTTTATATAACCAAGGAGAAAATTATGGCTAATACTAGCTTTGTGGGTCCAGTAAGATCCAAAAATAATTATAAATTATATAGTACTACTGCTTCAACAGGTGTTGAACATGATAGAACTATAAGTGATCCAGCGATGGATGCTAGAAGAGTTTATTTAGAAGAATGGTTTTTACAAAGACCAGGTCTAAATGCAAACATTGATCAAGTATCAACAGTAGAAGTTCAACGTGCGTTGAATAGAAACTGGGAAGCTCTTGGAACTAATATGACAACTGCATTATGTACATTTGCTACAACTTCAGCAGGAGTTTTAGCAACAACAGCAGGTGCAGACGAAGACCAAGCAATCTTAACACCTCACTTAGATACTGCGGCGACAGCATGGGCAGGAACTTTATGGGGAACAGAAAACTCTGTTAGTTTTGAAACATCAATTATGCTACCAGCACTTGATAACCAAAAAGTTTGGGCTGGCTTAAAGTTAACTAATGATCAATTAGTTGCAACTGATGCTAACCAAATATTCTTTAAGTTCCAAACAGATGCTACTAATAGTGAGGCATTTACTACTTTCGCTAACTGGCACGTAGTGCATAGTATCGCGGATACTGATTATATTAGTAGACTTCCAATTGCAGTTGCAGCTAATACACCTTATCACTTGAAAATTGAAATAGATAGTGATAGAAAAGCTACTGTTTTTGTTAATGGTGTGCAGTATAATCTTACTGGCACGTCAGGAAG